TTATGAAAATCCCTGGTTATATAAAGGTACAAATTTCACTTCTGACGATATTAATGATTTCTTCGGTTTCGTCTACCGCATTACAAATAATAAAAATGGGAGACAGTACATCGGTAGAAAATATTTTTGGAAGTTTAGAACTCCGAAAGGCAAAAAACGTAAAGTAAAATCTGAATCTGATTGGAAGAAGTATTATGGGTCTTGTCCTGAACTTAAAGAAGAAATTGAACAGATGGGTAGACAAAACTTTAGCAGAGTTATGCTCAGCTTACATAAAACAGCTGGCAAGACAAACTACGAAGAGACGAAACAGCTCTTTATTAACGGAGTCCTTACAGAACAGCTTGACTCTGGTGAACCAAAGTTCTATAATAGCAACATCCTGTCAAGATATTTCAAAAAAGACTACTACGAAAACAAGTGAAGAGATTGTATCTGATATATCTAGATGGGCTTTAGATAAATTAGATTCAACTACAACTGTTGGAGATAAGATGGCTCTTTATTCTGAATTTGATGATTGGATCGATCCACAAGATGATGACTTGGAAATTACTAGTTTAAAATTTAAAAACAACGATGAAAATTTTTCTTGATACAGCAGATACCGAATTAATTAAAAAGTATTTTCATACTGGTTTAATTGATGGTGTAACTACAAATCCAACTCTCATTATGAGGAGTGGTAGAGATCCTGAAGATGTCTATCAGGAATTAGTAGACATGGGAATTCCTGATATTAGTATGGAAGTCGTAGGAGATTCTCCTGAGATGACTGTTGAGGGACGTAGATTATTTGAAAAGTTTGGTAAGCAAGTTACAGTAAAAGTACCATGTACTCCAGAAGGACTTCTTACTTGTAAGGAATTATCAAGACATTTGATTAGAGTAAATGTTACTTTAATATTTGATGCAGCACAGGCAATACTTGCTGCTAAGGCAGGTGCAACGTATGTTTCACCATTTGTAGGAAGACTTGATGACAATTCTATTACAGGATTGGATTTAATAAAGACTATTGATGATATATACAGAGTACAGGCAGTTCATAAGACACGTATATTATCAGCATCTATTCGTTACGTGAATAGTGTATCTCAATCATTTGCTAATGGTGCTGACATAGTTACTATGCCACCCTCAGTGTTTGAGAAGATGTATAATCATGTGTTGACGGATAAAGGTTTACAATTGTTTGATGAAGATTGGAAAAATGTTCTCAGTAAGGTGTAAAATTTGCAATAAAGAATTAGTAAGTGTTTCTAATAAACCTGTCTGTTGTGGTTGTTCAAATATGGTAACAATCACAAATGACAGGATTACTGCTACAGATTTATCGCAAGTTGTTTATTTAAATACAGGTCAAGATAAAAAGGATAATAATACTTTTAGTGCCAAGGATATTGAATGGCAAGAAAAAAGGAGCAAACGCAAAATTCGTAAACTTGATTTTGAAACTAGATGAAGTATATTACTTTCGGTCCATACCGAGCTGGTTTAGTTAATGTATTACTTTCTTATGAAGTAGCATTTTCTCTAGCATATATCACAGGTAGAACTTTAGTCATACCACCTAGAACTTATTTTGCTAATGGTATAACTGGAGAAGATTATAAAAATCCTGATAATTTTTTAGACATATGGAGTATCTTAGATAAAGAGTATATAACTTCTAAGATCAATTGTGTTGATTTTGATGATGTTCCTGAACTGAAAGAAAAGAAATCAGAAATGGGTGGCATTAGACATGGGTATGGTGAGACAGAAAGTAATGAAAAATTTTCTTATACTGCTTATATACAAGATCATATAGATGATCTTCATCTATTAGAGTGGGATCCTAACACAACACTTTCTTCCAAGGAAGTTGTATTTACTAATCAAGAGTATTTTACTAGAGACTTTACTAACTTTGTTAATGGAAGAGAAGTTATAGATCTATCGAAGATTGATGATAAATTTATACATTTTGAAGCTAATTTATTTGGTAATTATTGGTATAGTGTTTATCCTGGTGATGAATATAAAAGAAATGAGATGAAAAATGTAGTTAATAAGTGTATAAAATATAGAAAAAGATTTTATGAATTGTTTCAACAAGTAAAACCAATACTTGGTAAATATAATGCGGTGCATATAAGAAGAACTGATTTTTTAAATGTCAGAAAAGATGATATGTCATCTGTAAATACCCCTTCAAAATTAAAAGATGTTTTGTTGAAGTTTTTTGATACAAATACTACTTTGTATATTTCTACTGATGAATCGAACAAGGCATTCTTTAATGATGCATTGCAGGAGTATCAAGATGTTTATTTTTTTCATGATTTTGAAGAGTATAGTCATCTTTCTAAATTAGAAACAGCAGTGATGGAGCAAGTTATTTGTTCTCAAGCACAATTTTTCTTTGGAACTTTTGCGTCTACTTACACTAAGAGAATTAATGTGATGCGTGGTTTGGAAAATAGGCAATCTGATGATGATATAGGAATTAATAAGTTTGACTTTACAGAACGTGAGAATTTTTTATCAGCACTTCCTTGGAGATGGAATGAGTCTAAGTCTTGGAGATGGTTTGATTCATATCATCCTCAATGGTTGCCTGAAAAAAAGGGTAAGTATATTAATACTAGAAATATTAAACCACCTGTTTATAATAAAGTTCCTTTTCTAAAAGGTAAATTACCTGCACCTTTACATCAGGCAATACTAGATGAATATAAGCAGATGAAATTTGAAGAGGTGATTGATGATTGTTCTTACCGAGAAGAATATGATGCTATTGCAACAGCAGCAATATCTCAGGTTGGAAGTTCTAAACCTTTTCATTACAAAGATAATATAAGTCTTGAATTAATGAATAGAATTTATAAAGAATTAACTCCTGCAATATCTAGATGGTCTAGTACATCTTTGAAAAGGGCATGGGCTTATGGAGTTAGAAGTTATACTCCTAATTCTATTTTACATTTACATAGAGATAGATGTGATACTCATGTTCTTAGTTGTATTATATTTGTGGATCAGGATTCAGAAGTTAATTGGCCTTTAGATTTTTACGATCATGAATATAAGCATCATCAAGTAGAATTTGAACCAGGAGATGTATTATTCTATGAAAGTCTATGTATTCATGGGAGAGCAACACCCTTTAAAGGAAATTATTATAGGAATATGTATTTCCATTGGACTCCTACAGATTGGGTTAAAGAAGAGTATAGAGATATGAAATCTGCTTTTAAAGATGAAGAAGAGATACGAAATTTATATACAAAATCTAAGATTGATATAGATGATGTAGATGATGATGATTCTTATCTCTTTGCTACTAATAGTTTAGTTTACAGGAAACAGACTTGACTTTTCTTAGATGCCTCTCTATAATGATGGAGTAATTAATCAAAGCAATGACGCTTACTTCAAAGTTTAAGAAAGACATAAGCACCCTTCGGGCTGCTGCAAATAAGGAAATTTATTTGGATGTAAAGAAACCGAAGTTGTTCAAGAAAGTTAAAAAATATTACGAAAGAGAAGAACTGATACAGTTTACAGGTGAACCTTTAGAGGATTATGATATACTAATGGAAGTTATAGCAGAAGACCTACAGTCGGTTGAAGCAAAATGAATGTTCTACTTGAAAGATTTCCTTATCGTTATGTTGAGAATGGTACTCTAGAAAACGGTAAACCAGATTTCCGTATTCAAAAACAAGATCGTTATACAAAAAGATATAAGGATATGTATCTTTGCGATAATGGAATGCAGTTGAGTCAAGCAATGGAAGACTTTGAATACACAAAGTGGCTTGACCCTGATGGTGTTCCTTGCTATGTTAAAGATGAAGCAGAAGCACCCGACACAGATGAGGGAGGGAGGTATAAATTATGAGTGATGAATTGAATCGTATTGCTAGTGCTCTAGAAAGGATTGCAGACTTCTATGAAAGAGGTCTGCATGTTGATATTGATCATGCACACATTGATGACATTGGTGAGATTCATGGTGATGTTACTACCCATCCCAAAAACTTCTAAATAGACCAGAGTAAGAATTAATTATGGCAAAAGGTACAGCAGGTAAGTCTGCAAGTGGAGCATCTATGTCTAAGTATGACATAGAAGTTGAAGCAAGATTGCAAGCATTAGAGAAAGCAATTGAAGAATGTAAAGCAACATGTGCAGCAAATTCACATTCACATGATGGTGGTGGATCTGATCCAAGAGTAGATACTATTATAAAAGTATTGCAAGCAGCTCCTAAGATCAATTATGATAGACAAGCTGCTCGTATTGAGGGAAGACCTCTTCCACAAAGAGAATCAGCTATGATGTCAGCAACCGATTTAGTATAAGAATATTTTTTTATTATGAAAATTGGATTTAATTGTAGTTCCTGTGATTTATTTCATGCAGGACACGTTACTATGCTTAAAATGGAGAAACAGTTGTGCGATTATCTTATAGTTGCACTTCAAGTTGATCCTACGATAGATCGACCTGGTGTTAAAAATAAACCAGTACAATCGGTTTATGAAAGGTATGTGCAATTGCAAGGATGTAAATATGTGGATGAGATTTTAGTCTATGAGACAGAAGCTGATCTACTTAATTTACTTCAAACTCAGACTATTGATATTCGATTCTTAAGTGATGAGTATAAAGATAGAGATTTTACTGGTAAGCAATGGTGTATTGATAATGGCATAGAACTTCATTTTCATATAAGAAAACATCAATATTCATCAACGGAACTTAGAAACCGAGTTTATACTTTAGAATATGAAAAGAGATTGAAAAAAGAAGATGATGAAAATGTAAATCAATATTCCCCTGAACTTTTACATAAGTATTTTGACAATGAAAGTAACTGAAACACCCCTTGTTGACGCATCTGTTATTACTGTAGATAAGTATGAAGATGAAAGAGGATTCTTTATGGAGTCCTTTAATGAGCAGCAATTTTTAAAAGAAGTTGGATTTTATTCTTTCGTACAAGATAATCATTCAAAATCTTCTAAAGGAGTTCTAAGAGGACTTCATTATCAGATAGAACATCCTCAAGGTAAGCTGCTTAGATGTACTCAAGGAAAAATTTGGGATGTACTTGTAGATCTTAGAAAAAGTTCTAGTACTTTTGGATTATCTTATAATCTTATGTTGGATGATCCAGCAACTCACATATGGGTTCCACCTGGTTTTGCTCATGGGTTCTATACACTAACCGATACTGCAGAAGTTCAATATAAGACGACTGATTATTATTATCCACAACATGAAAGAAGTCTTTTATGGAGTGAGTTAGATATCTTGTGGCCAATTGCTCATGATGCATCTCCAAGTCTTTCCAAGAAAGATGCTGCAGGTAAAACCTTCGAGGAGTGTGAAAAGTATGAGTAAGTTATCTGTCTATGGTGGTACAGGTTTTATTGGTGGAACTTTTTGTGGTCTTTATCCAGATGACGTAATTAAGATACCAAGAGAACAACGTAAACCAGAAACAAAAGATATTCTTTATTTTATTAGTACAACTACTAATCATAATGTTTTTGATGATCTTCATGTAGATATTAATACTAATCTTAATCTCTTAATGGATGTACTAGAACATTGTAGGGATAATGATATTACTTTTAATTTTATAAGCAGTTGCTTTGTATATGGTTTAGATATTATTGATGCTAAAGAGGGTGATCCTTGCGAACCAGGTGGGTTTTATTCGATCACTAAACGATGTGCAGAACAACTTTTAATTTCATATTGCAAAACATTTGATGTTAAGTATCGTATCATGAGGATTGCTAATGTATATGGTGATGATAAAACAGTTTCTGCTAAGAAAAATGTTCTTAAGTTTTTAATTTCATTGATGAAAGAAGATAAAGATCTTCTTCTTTATGATGATGGTATGCAACTTAGAGACTATATGCATGTATCAGATATATGTCGTGCTTTAAAATTAGTTATGGATAAGGGGGAAATAAATTCTATCTATAATATTGCTGGAGGAAATCCTTTACCATTTAAAGTTATCATGGAAAAGGCAAGAGAGTATTTGGGAAGTAATAGTAAGTTTAATTATGCAGAGCAACCTAAATTTAATAAGATTGCTCAAGCATATAACTACTCTGTTAACACTGATAAGTTAAAGTCTTTGGGTTTTGTTCCCAAGATAGATTTTGATGAGGGCTTGAAATCTTTGTGTGTTTGATGTAGAATGTTCTTAGGAGAAATCTAATTATGTCTAATAAAAAAACTGCTCTAGTATTAGGAGCAGGTGGATTCATTGGAAGCCATATGGTCAAGAGACTTCGTAAAGAAGGTTATTGGGTACGTGGTGTGGATCTTAAGTATCCAGAGTTTTCTGATACAGAAGCAAATGAATTTGTGCAAGGAGATCTACGTGATGTAGATTTTGTTCGTAGAGTATTGCAATATAAAGGAGAGCAAGGTAACTTTTATAATTCAGTTCCTTATCAGTACATTCTACCATTCCATGAGATCTATCAGTTTGCTGCTGACATGGGTGGTGCAGGGTTTGTATTCACTGGTGAGAATGATGCTGAGATTATGCAGAATTCAGTTACCATTAATCTTAATGTCTTAGAACAGCAGAGATTAATGAATGAAACCTTTGGTGTTGTAAAGGAATGGACAGAAGCAAATAGACCTAAGTTAGATTACCAGACAAAGATATTCTATTCTGGATCAGCATGTATGTATCCAGAGCATAACCAAGTAGACCCTAACGATCCTAATTGCCGTGAAGATTCCGCATACCCCGCTGCACCAGACTCCGAGTATGGATGGGAGAAATTATTCTCCGAAAGATTGTACTTGGCTTACAACCGTAATCATGGTATTCCTGTTAGGATTGCCCGTTATCACAA